AAAAAGAAAATTATTAATAATTATTATTTACCTTTCTAAGTAGTCTCTGATTAGTAGACTACATTCTACTACATACTAATGCATTCTACTGCATAACTATGTAGAAACTATGTAGAGGAGAATTTAGTGTCTAGCACTGAACCTCTGTCTGAAGTGTCTGTGTCCCCTAACAAGCGGAAGCGTGGCAGACCTCGCAAGGCAGACATCGAAGCAAAGAAAAGTCGTGGAGTGGTCGGAAGACCTCCTGGCGAAGCTGCCAGAATCAAAGAATTCTATGCTCGTCTTTTGAGCACCAGCGGAGAGAAAGTAATTGAGACTGTGCTCCGCAAGGCTATGGATGATACCGACAAGGATCAGGTGGCCTGTCTCAAGATGTGTATTGATAGGTTATTGCCGCTAAGTCACTTTGAGAAAGACAAGGCTGGTAGAAGTAATGCAATTCAGGTGCAGATTGTGACAACTGGTACACCTAAGATAGCTGCAAGAGAAGCCGAACAGATTGATTATGAGGTTATAGATGTAGACTCTGAAGAGGCTGAAGATGGCGAACCTCAGAGTTGAGTTACACCCTAAGCAGACAGAGGTATTTAATGATAGTCACCGTTTTAAAGTGGTTGCTGCAGGACGAAGATTTGGAAAGTCTCGCCTTGCTGCTTGGACCCTCATCATTGAAGCATTAAAGAGTACAGAAAAGGATGTCTTCTATGTTGCTCCAACATTTCAACAAGCTAAAGACATTATGTGGTCAGTTCTTAAAGAGCTTGGTCACGAAGTTATCAAGTCTGTGCACGAGAATACGGCAGTTATTACGCTTGTAAACGATAGGAAGATTTACCTCAAAGGTTCTGACCGTCCAGATACGATGCGAGGTGTGGGTCTAGCGTATGTCGTGATTGACGAGTATGCAGACATGAAGCCACAGGTGTTCGAGCAGATTCTTAGACCTGCTCTGTCAGATGTAAAAGGCGGTGCATTGTTTATTGGTACACCGAAGGGACGCAATCACTTCTATGAATTGTACCAGATGGCTCAAAGAGGTGAAGACGAGGACTGGTCATCTTTTCACTTTACTTCCTTTGATAATCCGTTACTGGACCCAAAGGAGATTGAGGCAGCAAAGAAGTCAATGTCTTCCTTCAGTTTTAGACAGGAATACCTTGCTTCTTTCGAAGCCGCCCAGTCAGACCTCTTTAAAGACGAATGGATCAAGTATGTTGATTCTGATGATTTGCCTGATGACGGTTCTTATTACATCGCTGTTGATTTGGCTGGCTTTGAAGATGTAAGCAAGCAAGCCAGTAATAAGAAGAAACACCTGGATGAAACAGCGATTGCAGTAGTTAAGGTTTGTCTTGATGGTTGGTATGTCGATACGATAGTAGCAGGAAGATGGGATATCAAAGAAACCGCAAACAAGATATTAGAAACAGCAAGAAGTTACGATGTTCGATTAGTAGGTATAGAGCGAGGAATGGCAAAGAACGCCGTACTCCCGTACCTACAAGACTTGATGAAGAGGAAATCATTTTTCATCTCAGTGACAGAGTTGACTCATGGCAACAAGAAGAAGACAGACAGGATTGTCTGGGCCTTACAGGGTCGCTTCGAACATGGAAGGATTAAGTTAGTAAGAGGCGAGTGGAATAAGCAGTTCGTAGACCAACTACTTAACTTTCCTAACTCGCAGGTGCATGATGACTTGATTGATGCTTTAGCGTACATCGACCAAATTGGTATCACAGAGTTTACCGATATGGTTGAAGATGATGAGTATGAGGCTTTAGACCCTATATCTGGTTACTAGGAGGCAGTATGGATTACATGATGGAAGAGAAAGAAGAGTTTGTTCCGCTAAACTGGGACTCTCTGATTACTAACGAAGGCGTGTGGGAAGTAATCAAAGAGGAACTAGATAAGCTATCTCCTTACTGCATGATGACTATTATCACTGCAGCCAAAGGCGAAGGCTTAGGCGACAAACAAATCTTCAAGCCGATGACTAAAGAAGTAGAAGTCGAATACGAAGAACTAGAATCCGCTGATCCGTTTGGTGATACCACTAAGGACTAATCATGGCTGAGTTTAAAGAA